TTCGTAGTGGCACCAACCATGAACTTACCTATGGTAAGTTTGATGATTTGGATGCGTCACGTTTGCTCAGTTTGCCAAGGCATGATGTTCCTGATAAGGACTTATCTTTTGTAGACTTTGGAAGGCTTGGTGTAAAGGCGCATCGAACCCTTGATCAGCATCTGATTAAGGAAGAGCAACTCAAGACGCTGCGAAGCGCCCCCAAGCCAGTTAGGCTTGATGTGAGTAAAGTTGACTCTGAGGGGGCCATTACGAAGCGCACTGGGAGGATGATATTTGTTGCCCATGCACCTGTGTATTTGGACACACTCAATTCTGGTGGTGATACCATCAAGGGTGTGTGGGAGTACACAGCCCCAACTTTGGAGGGGGACTGTGGGGCACCCTTGACTGTGCTTAATAGCGCAGGCATTGGAAAGACGCTCATCGGCATACATATTGCCGGCGATGGCAACTCTTTGGGCTACTCTGCGGTTATAACGCATGAGACCTATGATGCCGCGAGGAAGGCTCTTGGTGGCGTCGTTGACACACTTGTCACTGCTGAGAAGCAGTGCGGTCGTGAGATACATCCCCTTGCTGAGGAGGAGAAACCCAGTATTTTGAATACTGGTAGTTTTCTGGTCATCGGCAAGGTGGATCAAGGCGTGCATCTGAACCCCCAGACGAGTATCAAGCCCACATTGTTGCATGGCTTTCTTGGCCCTGCAGTTGATGTGCCTGTGCCGTTGTCTCCTTACATGAAAGGTGGTGTACTTGTTAGCCCCATGGAGAATGCCCTGGAGGCGAACAAGTCTGATGTTCGTATTATTGACCCTGACGATCCTGTGTGGATTCAAGCCATGCATGTTGCTGGGAAGTTGTTCACTCAGCGGACATCCAGCGTCGAGCGCCGAATACTTACCTTTGAGGAGGCGATTATTGGTGACCCCATATTGAAGCTTAAGGCTATCAATCGGAAGAGTTCCGCAGGATATCCTTACGTGCTCGATAAGCGGGCTGGCAAGAAGGCGTTTTTCGGCACGGCCGATGACTACGACCTTAATACCCCCGACTGTAAGCAGTTACGAGAGGACACCACGCGCTTGATTTTCGATGCGCGGCAGGGCATCAGGCCAGCGGTCATTTATAATGACTTTCTGAAGGATGAACGTCGTTCGCCTGAGAAGGTGAATGCTGGCATGGCGAGGTTGATATCCTCCAGTCCTTTGCATTATACTGTTCCTGTGAGGATGTATTATGGCAACATATTATCTGCCATGTTCAACAATTCGGTTGAGACTGGCCTCGCTCCAGGTATGTGTACGTATCAAGACTGGGGGCTGCTCGCCACGCGTTTGACACGTTTTGGAGATGCCGTCTTTGATGGTGACTTCAAGCGCTTCGATTCTACCCAGCAACCGGGG